CTGCACCAGTGAATTCCAAGCTACATAATTAAAAACTTGACCTTCATCAACGTATATACATGGAACGTGAAGACCAATAACATTACTGTCCGCCGTAGAACCAACAATTCTACACCTTATCAAGCAACCATTCAACAACCTTATTTCATGACTTGACATATTGACACCAAGCCTATCAACAAAGTGCTTCAATAGTTGATGTCTCCTAAAGAAATTAATAAGACGTAAAAATACGGGTTCTAGCTGTGCCTTGTTCTGAACTACCAATAATATCTCGTTAGCACTAGCTGTTTTATACTTGTTTGAAACGGCAGTATGAATAATTTTAGTTTCCATACTAGCAGTTTTACCAGTAGTTCTACCAGTAGCTATACTAATATAAGGCGAGCTGTCAATCAGCATTTTTCTTTGATAGTTGTCATAATGCCAGCCTGTTCCCTGCTCTATTTCTTCATCAGTACATCTAATAAATTCACTAAATAAAACGGGGTCTTCTATTATTTCCAATACTGCTAAGTCACCTTCACTGAGTGTTACTTTCTCTTTCATTTTTGAACAACCACAAAATCCTCATTGGAAACCTCAACTATCTCACCACATTTCCAGCACTCGTGGCGAATAGTAAATTTATATGTCTCAATCGGTTTAGTTTCACTTTCTATTGACCCCTTCTCACCCCTATCAGTTATGTAAAAAATATATTTGCCTAGAACCTGCCCACACTTAGAACATACAAAACTCTTTAATCTACCATCTACAAACTTCTTGCCAATCTCTTGAAGCCGCTCAACATATTGTAATGGGGATTCATCACTCTCACTCTTTCTCTTTTTTCTATTAATACCAAGTTCTGTTTGCAAAGTAACCCAATTTTGATTGGCGTCTCGTAGAGCACTGTGAAGCTCCCTAATTTTTTTAGAGTTTTCAAGTGGGTTTTTTATGTCGCTAAGAGCTTTTTGAATCTGCTCTATATTAACTTCTATTTGGCACATTTGAGTTAAAGCTGCCTTATCATTAGCCGCATTCAACTCATCAAGTTCGTACTCTTCTAAGTACTTCTCAATCTTCTCTTGAACGTCTTGTCCTTTTCTTTTCCTACCCATAATGAAAACCTTCCTTACGGATTAGATTCCCTTCTGTATCAATGTCCCACTTATCCCCCAAATAAATCAACATGACAGACTTATCTCTATCTCTTTTTTCTCCTCTTCGTCTCTTCGACTCTTCACTAACAACAAATCTAGTCCATTCTTTCTTATTACGAATATCATCTCTAAATTCATTATAACAATGCCAGCAAAAATAACGATTAGGGCGAATTATAGTTTCACAGATTGCACATTTGTAGGTCATATTCAGTACACCAAATACTAGTGGAATTTTTGCCATTTCTAAACTAGGTAAAATAAATAATGGAGAATGGGGGACACAGTAAAGAACGTTTCCTTATTGCTACTCTAGCTTAGAAACTAATTCTTGAGGAATAGGACAACCCCCATCTTCACACTCCGTACAGAGCGTTTCAAGAACTTGTTTTGTCCTACTTTGGTTACGGAACACCGTAAGCCCTTTGAGGTTCGTATCGTATGCAAGTTTAATAACTCGCTCAACATCTTCAACCGTAGCATCATATGATAAATTTATGGTCTTTGATATTGAACTATTAACATGCCGTTGGAAAGCGGTTTGCATCCTTACATGCCATTCAGGAGCAATTTCCAATGCCGTTCTAAAAACTTTTTGCCACTTTTCTGGTACTTCGGGAAGCCCCGACACCTTACCACCATTTCTGATAATCTTATTAATCAACGCTTGGGAATACCACCCCTCTTGTTTAGCAATGCTCTCAAAAATAGGATTAACTTGAAAGAATGTATTATTCTCCAAGATATTAGTTTTTTGATACACTACAGCAAAAATAGGTTCAATACCACTGGATGTCTCCGCTATAATACTTATACTCCCTGTAGGAGCTATAGTAGTTAAAGAAGCATTCCTTTGTGGTGGGGGCACGGTAGAGTCACCAATATTCAAGAAATCACCACGATCTTCAGCTAAACGTACAGAAGCCCTCCGAGCTTCAACATTTATAAAGTCCATCACCTCTTCAGCTATCTTTTCTGCTTCTTCAGAATCGTATGGGACACCAAGTATCAATAATAAATTAGCAAATCCCATTATACCCAAACCTATCTTTCTATTTGCTAGAACTTTATCATGGATAGCTTCCAATGGATAGTTTGAGGCACTAATAACATCATCAAGAAATCTTACAGAGTGGTGAACAACTTTTCTTAAGGAGTTATATACAATCTGCCCATCCTCAACAAACTTCACTAGATTTATAGAACCTAGAACACAAGCTTCATAAGGTAACAAATCTTGTTCTCCACATAAGTTCTTTATCAAGTGTCCCTGTTTTGGTGTAGGATTGTCCTGTTCAATTTTATCCCAAAAAACAAAACCTGGTTCTCCATTTCGCCAAGCAGATTCAGCAATAAAGCGAAATAGATACCTAGAATTAACATTTCGTACGGTCTTCCCATCTTTGGGATTGACCAAAGAAAAATCGCTATCATTTTTCACACAACGCATAAACTCGTCAGTGATAGCGACTGAAATATTAAAATTATTTAGTCTTGTTTCATCATTCTTACATTTGATAAATTCAATTATATCTGGATGATTAACTAACAATAATCCTAGATTACCACCACGTCTAATACCACCCTGCTTAATAACATCACTTACCGTATCATAGATTCTCATAAAGTCAATAGGTCCACTAGCTATACCCTCAGTAGTCTTCACCTTATCACCAGCAGGTCTTAACTTGGACAAATTGAGACCAACTCCACCACCTGTCTTCTGAACCATACCACAATCTTTGGCTGTTTGCAGTATCTCTTCCATCGAATCACCAACTTCAAACGCATAACAAGCAAATAGGTAGTTTAAGTCAGAATTACCAGAATTAGCTAAACATGGTGTATTAGGTAAGAACATTTGATTAGCCATCAAATTATAGAACACTTTACCCCAATAATCAGGACTACCACCAAAGGATTTCTCCACTGACGCTACATGGTTAGCAACCCTATGAAACATTTGTGACGGAGTTTCCTTTTTGCCATCAAAACTTTTAAGGTATCTTTTATCTAACAAAGCTAAGGCATTAACCCCCAATTTAAGCGTATCTTCAACGCCAATAGCTTCTCTAAACCCACGAACTTCGGCTCGCTTTGCCCTATATAAAATATAAGTTTTCGCTAGTTGAGCATCACCTAATTTAATAAGGGCATCTTCAACCTTGTCTTGAATATCTTCTACAGATAGTTCTCCATTACCGTTCAAGGTATTAGTAACTGTAGTGACAATATTTTGTGCAATCTCATCGTCCACCTTACCAATAGACTTCATAGCCTTGGTAACGGCAAGAACTATTTTTTCGAAATTGTACTTGACAATCCTGCCGTCTCGTTTTATAACCCTCATCTTAATTGTGACTCACTCCCTCAATATAATAACCAATCAAAATACGTGTTGAGCCAACACCAGTAATATCTATTGATACTCCTTTGTTCTCAGCCAGCTTTATCGGTGCGGCAAATGTATGGTCCATGTTCTTAACACTAGGAACAAGGACTTCACCACCACCACTCTCACTAAGTCCAATACTGGTACTATCACCACATTCAATGAATATATCGGTTATCCAAAGTCTTTGACCCTCACCTGGAGCATCAATATCCGTATCATATAAAATGTGTATAAGGGGTGTTGAACCCCATCCAAATCTATTTTCCATTATTTTCTACCTCGTATCATGTACTCCCTCGCCGTTCCAGTATTTCTTCCAATGCAACAATACCTGAACAGCCGAGTCAAAGTCAGGTACTATTCTAGTTGTGCCCCAACTAGGAGTATCTCTAGTTAGAATCAACACAACATTAACTTTCTCTATATCGCTCAAGTCTCTTTGAATTACTTCATTTATAGTAAGACCATCTTTGAAAGCATCAGCAGTAATTTTTTGTATATTTTTAAGGTTTTCTTTGCCCCGCATTGGAGTCCGACACTTAATGCCGACTGCGTTTAGTTTTTAATCATCTCATCACGAGCAGCATAGCTTCATCGTAACTAAGATTAGCTATCCTACCAGCTAAATAGACTTCATATTCCTTCGTTTCCTCTCCTTTACTTGCCAGTCGAACCAAAACCTCCTGAACCACGTTCAGTGTCCGATAATTTAGAAATCAATTCACCCTGTGCTATCCTACTACTAATTTGGAAGATTTCTTGTTTCTTCATAAATAAACCATAAAGCAGAACAATAACTTCCCCCCTGTAATCAGAATCTATAATCCCAGGTGCATTAGGAATTATAATACCCCTAGCAGCCATGCCACTTCTATTATATACTTTAATGTGCCACCCTTTAGGTACTTCAAAGATAATACCAGTTCTAGCTTTATAAAAATGACCATTGCCTAGAACAAAATTCTCGCAAGCACAAAAATCAAAGCAAGCTGAACCTTTAGTAGCAATTTTAGGAACTATCGCTTTTGGGTGTATTTTTTTGATTTTTATTATCGTCATAGACCGTATCAATTAACCCCATTTCCTTAGATTCCTGACTATCATAAAATTGCGGAGTATTATCTTTTAAAATGGCAAACCAATATCCGATTTCCGCATACTCAGTTCCCTCAGCAGTACAGCGATTAGCAATTAATTGAGCTATCTCCCTCTGCCAAAAGGTAAGCAATTTTTGCTCCGCTTCAACATTCCTCATATCACCAATAAAGCCAGTGGTAATACCATGAGCCATCAATGTACAAAAACTGCCCATCCTCCTCTCATCACAACACTGTAAAATGAAGAATGCCATTGACATTGCCTGCCCATGAACATCACCAAAAACCTTTATTCCTCTACTCTGAACCGACCTGATTGCTCTTATAACAGCAATCCCACAAAAAACATTTCCACCAGGTGAAGAGATAGTTATAGTAATTGGGTCAGTAGAATCCTCCAGCAACAGCATCTTGATATCCTCTATAAATTCACGAGCACTACCACTTTCTAGGTCACCCGTTAAGACCAACACCCTATTAGCTCGAAGCGTTCTCCTTTCAAACTCAGCATCAATTGTTGTTCCACCGCATACCTCATGCTGTGATTTTTTCATCTAACCACTCCGTTATGCTCAAAATTTCTTTAGCAATACTAATATCACACTTATTTTTCATCTGAGGAAGAACAGACTTAATTATGCGCCTAATCAATTCTTGCTGGTAGTATGAAAACCCAGGTGCTATTAATTCAGCAACCCTGTCACGTAACTTATCTACATCCTTCTTTAACTTATCTACTTCCATTATACCATACAAACCTTTAGTTGTCAAGTCGTTACATTATGGCAACGAGCACAAGTTTCCCAAATACTATCAAGGTTTCTTTCAGAAAGTTCTGGTACTTTTATAGCATAATTTGGATGATGGTCAGTAGCATAATTTCTACTAAGCGGATTCGCCACGTCACGAATGTGTAAACAACACCACATACAAATCTGGCACCCCAAAACAGGACATGTCATTACAATACCACCCAATTTGGGGTTTTTCATAGCTGCGTGTTCTTCTTTTAAATGTTTTTCCAAAAAACAATCCATTATCCTCTCCTCTTTATAAAATTATGAATATCAATTTCATTTATTACTAAAGTGTCAATAAACTCAAACAGGGTTAATACTATCCCTTGAGCGAGTACTCGGTTCAACCGCTCATCATCAGTCTCATCCAACGCTTTAAATCCATCAATAATAGTGGTAAGTTCCCTGCGATTCTTTCTCAACGCTTTAATTATGCTTTTTTTATTGGTTTCCTCACCCATTGCTCTTCCTACCATATTCTGACTTAGTTAACCACTGACAATTGTTTGGCTCGTAGTTACCATCATTATCACGAATCACAAACAATAATGCCACGACCCCGTAGTTGGGGTAGTTATTACATTTGGTGTTGAAAATACGTTGTTTCATATCCTGCCACATTTCGTACATTTTTTCATAATTTCCTTAGATCAAAGATCTAATATATAATGTTAAGATCTGATCTAACGTCCTTATTAAGATCACTTTGCCAAGCAAAAAAAGTTAGCATCAACATAGTGCCAATTTTTGCGGAAAATGTCACAGACCATTATTTTCCGTCTTTTTAGTATATCTTTTGTCAGCAATCTTTCTCATCTCTATTTTTAATTTATTTACATTGTCATTGGTATAAAGAATAATCTTGCCGCAACGCTTTCCTTTATCTAAGTCCATAGGAATATCCAAGTGTTCACCACGAAACTTGTGTCTTCCATTTTTGACTTCTCTCCAATACTTACCATTCTCAGTATTGACATAGGCATGAATATTGAACTTGATTCCACGATAGTAGACTACATAATCCACACCGCCAATATCTAATTTCTCATCATATATAACTCTCTTAAAGTGCTTTTTTAATAGATACCCAAGATGGTACTCCCGAACATACGATAAATAAGCTCTCTTCAGTCTTGATACAAGTCCTCTTAACTTCAGGTCAGGATATTTAGTTTTGAAAGTATTAAGAAAAATTTCTTGTGTTGGTGGTATTTCATCTTTTATCAACTCTCTAAATGTGGAGAGCATAAACGGTAGAGACTTGTTCTCTACTTCCTCTCCCCGAAATTTCGGTTTGCTTATCCTGTAACCTGAGATAATCTTCTCTAATTCCTCTATTTCCATAGTTATCTCCATACTCGCAATCTAAGGTGATTGCGAGTATCATTAGTTGTTTACTAGGGGTCACCTTCGTCATCTTCTTCAAAGATGACTTCCATCTCTTTATCAGTGTATAAATATACCATAACTCTTTGGCATTCAGGACAGATTGGTGCATTAATATATCTCTGCTTCAGCTCCATCGTTGGTCCAATTAGGTCCGTCCATATATTTCACCCACCTTCTCGCTGGCTAACCAGCATCAGTGGAAAAGTAACTACCTTATCGGTTCGCTCTAGGTCTAGAGCTCCCATCCCTTAACCTCCATTTTTGTGCGTGAACTTCTTTTATTTTGTCATCTATAACTTCTAGTGGAAAAGTTACTATAATTGTTTCAGAACGAGAGGTAAAGCACTGAAACCTCAGCATACAGTTATCGCAATTGGTAGCGTCACACCAGAACGACTCATGCTGTTCTTCACAATCATCTTGTATTATTATTTGTCTTGATTTTTTCATAATATATATAGTCGTCATCATGTCAATATTTGTAGGTGAACGACAGAATTTTCTATTGTCATCTACTGACTGTGGAGGTGAGGGAGGGTCGAACTCCCTGTCCAAAATAATCTACTAAATACTTTCTACAGGTTTACTCAGTTCCTAAGCTTACGTTCTCCTGAACTGAA